CTCCTATTGAGTTTTCCATTCAATGGAACACCCCTGGTGCTGAGGAAGACACTACCGTTCTGAGATCACTCCTCGGTGCCGTTTATAGCTTATGCTTTAACGGCGTCACGTCAAAGGTTCCTAATTTAGGAATCATTGACAAGATTAATCGCGGCCTAACTGAAGGCCTTTACTCGTAAGAGTGCGATTAATTGAGAAAGAACATTAAACTTGTTCTTCCTCACTTTGACAAATTCGAAATCTCAATCGAAGATGTCAAATTACGCAAGGAGTTTAACTATGGCGAGAATGATCATATGCTCCGCATATTCATCCTTACCTATGTTAAATTTCTGTCAGATAGTCCACTCGAATCTTCATCTCGTAAACCTTTAAAAGTTTACAAGAAGTTCTTCTATGAGCTCATTAACAAGCCCATAGTTGATACTATAAGAAGATTCTCCAAGCTCAGTGATGAATTACTTCGTAATTCATATTCCACTGAGGATGGGTCTACTATTAGACCCTTTATCTCTGGCATGATTGATACTCCGATTTTTCGAGAGTATCACGAATGGCAGAAATCTGGAGATGCTAAGATTCTCACCTATGTATTAAGTTTCCTCCGTTTCGGAAAGAAACTCTCATACAAGGATGAGTCTCTTAAAGCCACCGCCTTTCGCGAATGGCTTGACATCGAGAATGGATTACGTGACCAAGTGTTCTCTGATAATGATATCTCTTCTCTGAGAGTCATTATCAAAGAGCTTATACGTTCTCTTAAGATAGATTTCTATTTGCCAAAGTTTGGCAGTGGAAAGGTATCTGAGAAGTATATCGAGGATGTTTACGATAAATTGGAATATTTATCAACCCATCCAAGACTTGATTACGCCTTCGGTCGCCCGAATCAGTTTACTGGTTCAGGTTTGGGCTTTATGCCTAGACCGATGGGACAGAAGGATGATTTCCATTCTATTTCTCGGCTCATCATGGTTGATAAGGATTTATTTAAATCCAGATCAATTTGTGCTGAACCTAATTCCTTTATGTATGCCCAACAGGACTTACATAGATGGATACGAAATAGTATGGAAGATGCTCCGATTGGTAATTTTGTTAATATTACTGATCAGGCATCAAATCAACGTGCTGCTTTGCATGGTAGTAAATACCATTCATGCGACACGATTGATTTATCTTCTGCGTCAGACAGTGTTAACATTAGACTAGTCAAATCAATTTTTCCAATTGATTGGCTTTTCTTTATGTTAGCCTCCCGTTCTAGTAGTGTTCAACTACCAGATGAGAGTATACATAAACTTGAAAAGTTTGCTCCTATGGGGTCAGCTATATGCTTTCCTACACAGTGCATAATTTTCACGGCTATATGTATATACTGCTATGACGCATACCTCCATGGCGTGACTAGCGGTGAAAGGATAGTTACCTCTGAAGATGTTGTCATTATAGTCAACAACTTCTTAAGTGACCACTCCTCCCACAGTCCGTTTGGACAACGGCTGGAGAAGCCGCTAGTCTATGGTGATGACATTATATGTGACACTCGTGTTACCTCCGATGTTATCACTACATTGTCCCGTCTTGGTTTCCGTGTAAATGTGTCCAAGTCATTTACAGATGTGCAGTCAATCCGTGAATCTTGCGGGGTGTATGCATATGAAGGGGAAGACGTGACGCCAATCATCTTTCGACTACCTTTTCTGACTGGTAGAAGACTTGATGCATCTCAGTATTCATCTCTTATAGAGATGATCAATAATTTCGGTTCCTTCGAATACTATTCGACAAGAACCTTCCTTATTGAGTTACTTAGGTGTTATCTCGGAAAGCAATTTCCCTTGATACCTTATGTAACTAACAGAGATGACTTTGGGATATATGTGGCGGATCACAAAGCCGTTGATATATCCCTCCTCCGCTATAATTCTGATTATCAGATTATAGAGAGGAAAGTATTGGTTATTGCTCCGAGGCGTAAGAAGAGATCTAAGCCTTATAACTTAGAATCTTATTCCTACGAGCAATGGATGAGAAGTAGGATAGAGGATTATTCCACTCCTTTAATACAGGGGAGGTCTTCTATTCGCCCTCAGGAAACGAGGGTCGTACCCGGTTGGGCACGGTACGAAAGTTAACCTGTAGTTGGGGGATCTTGAGATCGACTCTGG